CTGATGCCTGTAAGCAAACCCAACGTGCTCAGCAATATGCGCCATGAGCGCGGCTCCGATCTGTTGCGCTTTCGGATTCTGTCCAATAAGCTGTTGGATCGTTGGGTCTTGAACCATTGCCATGTGCACTTGGATGTGTGATTCGTGGTCTTGGAACATGAAGGCTTTAACCGGCTCCAACTTGAGCACGTTCATATTCTCAGTCACGGGGTCTCTTGGCTTCTGATCTTCAGGCAATGGGATCAACTTATCTGGGTTCTTAATACCCAGAACCTCCAACATCCGGCGATGCAACTGCGGCATATCGTAAATATCCGGTGCCATCTGCGCCATCTGAATAACAGCTTGATACTGCACAACCCGCTGGCTCATGGTGGCCGCATTGGGATCGCTTACCGGAATAATGTCTACGTGGTTGTAGTCGCTTTCCTTGGCTTTACGAGGCGCATCCTCAGGTTCGTAGTCGTAATCGTCATCCGTGTAATCGCGGATCAAACCTGCCAAAAGCTGCAACTCTTGCTTAAATGAATAGTGCAAACGGGCCTGCACCGCCGTCATCACCTTGAGCTGCCGCTCTAACAGAGCTAATGTGGTGCCTACGGGAGCTTGAGCGCTCATATCTGATACTTTCATATCAGCAGTTGCGGCAAACCGACGGCCCTCTTCCACAATAGTGGACATCAAAGTGAACAAAACTTGGCTAGGTTCTTTATAGGGCAGCGGCAAAATGTTGTCGCGCAGCGCTCCAGAACCAATATCTACATCGCGGAACTCGCCCGGTGCAATCGGGGTGTCGTCCCCCTTAATGCGCAAACCGCGTGACTTAAGTCCGCCCGGAAGGTTGCTGAGTGTCCCCGCGTCAACGAGTTGCCGCATGATGCTTGTGGCCGATTTAGCAAAACCACCAATAAGATGGAAAAGACCAAAACCATAAGCACCAAATCCGGGAATGTACTGGTAGTGCACGAAGTGCTGTCGTTTGAGGCGTAGGTCATCATCTTCCTTCCAGTTGCGGCGAATGGACAAAACATCGTTGGTTCCCTTAATAATGGTCACCACGTAGGGGAGTGCGATGCCTGTAATCTCTCCGTCTACCTCATCCTCAAAGCCCTTGATGTCCAAATCCGCATGAATTTCTAACAACACGTAACGGTCATCGTTAAGGTCACTAAAGCCTGTCTCTTTGTCTTTGGCTTTTTTAATGCTGTCTTGCTCACGGCTTGGGTCTGGCAACTCCATGTCTCTATAGAAGCCTGCCTGTTGCAACTTAAGAACCTCGTTCTTAGTCTTACGCATGACGTGTGTCAGGCGGTAGCAGGTATCCAGATCAGTTGTGCCATAGGGCAAGATAATGTCTTCTGCCGGAATAAACACAGAGACTTGGCGTCCCAGATTGGGGTCGTAGTAGACTTTCTTGAACGCCGAACCGGTTGCCGGTAGGCTCCACAGCATGCGCTCATGCTCTGGGCGGAACTCTCGCATGACCTCAGTCAGCTCGTAGTTCATGTCTTCTTGGACGCGAACAGCCGCTTCTTTCTTCTGCGGTGTCTCTTTTCCAAGAATTTTAGTGCGAACGGGACCCTGCGCAGGGAACGTCTCCGTGATGGTCTCGCTCTGAAATCTTACCACCGCTTCTGTGATCATGGGATGAAACACACCACAAGCACCGTTCCAAGGCTCCGTGCGTTCTTCGTACTGAAGACCCAGCAGCTTCAACCCTTCGGTATAGGCTTTCTCCCAATCCTTACGGGAGTTTTTGTCGTTCTCAACATCGCTAGCTAGATCACCAGCCAGCTCCATCATGGCACCTTCATCCATGTACTCGGCAATGTTGGCATCGAAGTCGTCAGCAGACGGCTCCTTCTCTTCAATCTCTATATCTAGATCGCCCATGTGGATACTGACCGCTTCGGGGTCCACGATCTCAATCTCAATCGGTTCCTCTTGCTCTGCAAGATCATCTATACCTTGGGGTTGTTGGTACAGTGCTTTGTCAATATTTGTCGCCATTTGTTACCTCAGTAGTATGCCGCTGTGCGGCGGCGAAAATAAACGGGCTCGTCCTTTTCATCCGAGTCCAGAGAAATAAATCCGCCTTGCCTAAAGCGCAGCAGTGCTTGTGTTGTGGTATCTACGTAGTCGTCATGCTCTCCAACAGGGAACGATGCCACCTCTTCTATAACCTCACGTGCCCAGCGCGTATCGGGAGCCCAGACCATGCCGGACGAAAATAAATCTGCTACGGCCTGCATACGTACCATTTTGTCATTACCGCGACTTGGTGAAAACTCTTGCACGGGAATGCCCATCGCTTTCAACTCTTGAATCAGAGGGCCACCGGCAGCTTTCTTTTCCACAATAATCGCATCTGGTTCCCATTCTTTCCAATGCTTAAACGCCACTTGCTTGAGTTCAGGAAACGGCATCCTGTCTTTAAACGCATCTAATAATATAAGCTGCGCTTTATCGTTCTCTTCCTCATTGTAGAACACACCCCACGTTGTACAAGCTGAGTAGTCGGAGTTGTTCTTTGTTTCGTGCGCTGTGTCCCACGACTGGATAATGTACTCGCAAGTTGGCGGTTCATCGCTGGGCCATATTCTCCAGTGTTTCCTAGACACCACCGCAGAGGTATCCGAGGTAGGCTGCTGCATGTACTGGGCGTTCCAGTATCTAGGGTCGATTGCGGATTTAGCAGACTTCAGCGCATCCAGAGGCCACTGTTCAGGCCAAAGAGATTTCTCATTCTCCGTGCCTTCGTTCAATATGGCGGGTAGCTCTACGATCTCCCACGTTGTGGAATCTGGATTCTTAGTCTGGTAGTCAATCAGGCGTCCTGTCAAGTCCAACAAACCCCATCGGGTCATCACTACGATGATGGCACCTCCGGGCATCAAACGCTGCAACGGGCCAGTCTGAAACCAAGACCATGCGGTATCAAACGCCAGTCGGCTGTTGGCCTTTACGTCCTGTTCTGAATGAGGATCATCGATAACGAAAAGATCAGCACCCCGTCCAGCCAAAGCCCCGCCAACACCAGCCGCATAATACTGTCCGCCTTCCGTCGTTGACCACTTGCCCGCAGCTTTCTGATCATCTGCCACTTGCGTTGTAGAAAAAAGCTCATGGTACTCCTCTGAATCTAGTAAGTTACGCACCCTTCTACCAAAGTCTTCTGACAAACTGGCTGTATGCGTGCCCATGATGATCTTCTTATTAGGGAAGTTGCCTAGGAAAAACGCAGGGAACAGGTAAGAACTGAATTCAGACTTACCCATACGCGGTGCAATGTTGATGATGACGCGCTTCTTCTTACCCGCCAACACATCCTGAAATATCTTAGCCAGTTTTCTGTGGTGGGGGCCTACTTTAAATCCGGGGTACACGGATTTAGCAAACGCAATCATGTCTGTGCGTGCCGCGTTTTTAAGTTTGTGTTCTTCTGCGGACGCAATAAGCTCCAGTGCCTCAAGCTTCTCCAGCTTGGACATCTTAGATAAGTTCTGGAACAGAACCGATGCTTGTTCAGGCGTCAGCGGCGCTGTTGTCATCAGTCCTGTGCTCCACGTCAATCACTTCGGCATCCGTCACATCCATAAATCTCGCCAGCTTCTCTTTCAGTTTCTTGTCGATCTCGTCTTCGGTGAGATCGGTCTTCTTCACTTCTATTTTCTCAGTAAACAGACCCACTTCGGTAACTTTACCTAGGAGTCCGAGTGCTTTAAGCCGGATATTAGCATTAGGATGTTGGGTTTCTTCAACAAGCTTAGCCACGGTGTAGCCGCGAAGCTCTTTTGCCTGCTGTATAAATTCCCAATCGTATGCGGTGAGCATACCTACCAGATGGCGTACGGCCTCTGGGGTTTTGATTTCTGCCAGTTGGTGATGAGTGTGCGCATCGGGGGCTGCGGTGACGATGCTGTTGAAGGCTTGGCGTGCTGCTTCGGTCTCCAAACGGGTGGTTACTTGGTCCACATCTACTGCGCCTAGGGATTTCAGCCAGTCGGCTGTTTTTATTTTGGCGTCAAGTGTTTCAAGTGCTGTGGCTTTTTCTGCAAGCGTAGTATCTCCCGGGTGGTCGGTAACCTCCGGTGCAAAATCCAGCAAATGTTCGAGCATCCCACGTCCTATCTTGGCGCGTATTTGCCCCTACGCGGTTGGGGGTTGTGAAATTTCTAAATACAGTGTAAACTAAAACCAAGTAAGTGCGCAAGCAGTTGCCATTTGCTTTCTCCTCGGTTGGGTTTACCCACCTTCAAGCCCCCGCAGCAATGCTGGGGCTTTTTTTTCACCAAAATGGTGCAAGTCTATCGTTAGACATAAGGTTTTTCCAAATTTTATAGGAATTTTTGGGGGTATGGCGTGGGATTTTGTAGGGGGGTGTGTCTAGGGTTTTACAAAATACTCGGTGCGGCTGGGGAATAGTGTTCTTGCGGCGACGCCATCGATGCTCCAATATGGGGTTATGGGGGTACGGTGGGGTTCAGGGTACGCTACCTATGGGGCTGTTGAAACCTTCAGTGCTACAATAGAGGCATCGGTTCAGGAGTGGATCGATCAGTCGCTTCGCCTGTTTGCGGGGCATTTTTATTGGAGCTTTACCATGTCGAAACTGACTACAGAAACTATCACCAAAATTGCTAACGAGTACAACGCCTTCGTTGATGCCGGTGCTTCTTACGGGGCACTCATGCAACGTGCAGCTAAGAAACTTGGTGGGACACCGTGTCCCACGCTACTCGAAGCACTAGCCAAGGTGCACGCAAGCAAGTACAAGTGCAACTACACATGGGATGCAGCAGGTAGTGCGGTGTTCCACACCGGTGCAGAGTCCACACGTGAGACTAGGCAAGATGCTGCACGCCAATCATGGGGGCGTAACGTCACGGTGTGGTTCAAGCATAAGAGTGCATTCAAGCATAAGAGTGCACCAAAGCCAGTGAGCCATGCACGCATCAGCAAGCAGCACCGTGACGCTGCGATGGACTTCTTGTCCATGTTTGAGGGTAAGGACTTGGAAGCTCAAGTGCGTGCCGCACGTGCATTGCTTGCGCAACTGACCAAGTGAGTTTTTTCCAATCAAGCGGTGCAGTGTGGTCTGGCCGCTGTTTCAT